TGAGTTCGACTCTCACTCTGAGTACCAATTCAGGAAAGTGGCGACCAACGGAGGTCAAACAGATTTGAAATCTGTTGCTATTGGTAAAGCCGGTAGGGGTTCGAATCCTCCACTTTCCTCCATATAATCCCTTGCGTTCTGGGAACAAACGAGTCTCCAAAACTTGTTAGCGGAGTTCGATCCTCTGGCTTGGGGCCAATTATAATGCTCCGATAGGCTAATCTGGCAACGCCACAGGGCTTAAAACTCTGTGTTTGTGAGTTCGACTCTCACTCGGAGTACCATTTCAAATTTATTTTACCCAAACCCTTGACAAATAGGAAATAACCTGTACAATATTAGTATTGATACATTCTATCTATTTGTCTCTTGTTTATTGAGGCAGTAGTATGGCAGAAAAAATAGGCCCAGCGAGTCCTCGACAAGAAGACTTCTTACTCAGTGAAGCTGACATAACCGTATTCGGTGGCGCAGCTGGTAGTGGTAAGAGCTACGTAGGTTTAATGACTCCCCTTCAATTTGTAGACGATCCCTTCTTTCGTGGCGTTATCTTTCGTAGAACAATGCCAGAGATTACCGCAGGTGGTGGTCTATGGGATACTGCTCAATATATGTACAAGCAGTTTGACAAGAAAGTAAGGTTTAAAGAGAAAGACAAAGTTGTTGTATTCCCCTCGGGAGCACAGCTTAAGTTTTCTCACCTTGAAATGGAAAAAGATAAGTATAGCCATCAGGGTGCTCAGTACAGCTTTGTACTTTTTGATGAAGGCACCCACTTCTCCGAAACGATGGTTGATTACCTAAGATCGCGTATTCGTGCTCCCCGCTCTCGTTATAAAACTCAAATGAAGATTACCTGTAACCCCGATTATGATAGTTTTCTTCGTAAGTGGGTTGAATGGTATCTTGACCCTGTTACCGGAATCCCAGACCCAGCTAAGGCTGGTGTTATGCGTTACTTCGTCCGCAATGGTGAAGAACTGCAATGGGCCGATACTAGAGAAGAATTAGAGGCTGTCCACGGAGAAGGCCCAGAGAGTGGTATAGTTTCCTTCGTATTCCACCCTGCAACGATCTATGACAACCCTCCGCTGATGAAGGCTGACCCAACATACGTCAGTCGTCTAAAGTCGCTTACAAGGGTTGAGAGAGAGCGTCTGCTTCACGGTTCTTGGTACGCAAGACCTGAAGAGTCCGGTTACTGGAAGAAGGCTTGGGTTGAGTTCATACCTAAGCGCCCGCTAAAAGTTAAAAAGCGTGTAAGAGCTTGGGATATATCTGGAAGCATCCCTTCCGAAACTTACCCAAATCCAGATTGGACTGTTGGTGTGCTAATGAGCTTAGACGAAGATAACAACTATGTTATTGAAGATGTCTGTAGGTTCAGAGATAGATTCCAAGGCGTATTTCAGCAGATCGTAGCTTGTGCCAAAGAAGACGGTACAGACACGCAGATAATAATACCTGCCGACCCCGGTGCTGCTGGTAAGGCTTACGCGCAACAACTTGTACGTGACCTTGCAGACTTAGGCTTTTATTCAAAAGTCAAGACAACAAATCAAAACAAACTAACAAGATTTGCTCCTTTCGCTTCTGTGACTGAAGCTGGCTTTGTTAAAGTGTTAACTGCCGAATGGAATGATAAGTTCGTTGATGAACTAGAGTCATTTGATGGTAGTCGAAATAAGAAAGACGATCAAGTTGACGCATCTTCAGATGCCTACTGGTCTCTCACTCAGGCTATCACACTTCCCGACTTTAAGCTACCGAGCTTTACTCAATCCAACCCATTCACTTTAAACTATAACTGAGGGATTTATGGCAGAAGAAAATCTAAATTTAACCTCTGGCACTGAAGCCCCGCTAAGATTAAGAATGGGTGAAATTTCCACGGTAGGTTTAAAAGTCAGCAATGACAGAATCTACGAAGAAATGAAGAAAGAGCTTCGCTGGCCCAACGTCATTACAACCTATAAGCAAATGGGTTACGATGCAACTATAGCGGCTGCTATTGAGCTGTTTGAAATGATGATTGCCCGCGTTGAGTGGGAAGTTGTTCCACCAAGAGAAGCCACGCCAGAACAAGTAAAGAAAGCCAAGTTCATTGAACAGTGCAGGGATGATATGGATCACACTTGGATGGAATTCATTCAAGAGATTACAAGCTTCCTGACATATGGCTTCAGCGTCCACGAGAAGGTCTACAGAAGACGCCTAATTGATGGTGGCTCTAAGTATAGTGATGGTCTGGTCGGCTGGAAGAAGCTACCTGTACGCTCTCAAGATACTATCGAGAAGTTCCTATTCTCTGGTGATGGCCGAGACGTTGTCGGTGTTCAGCAAGACCTTTCTGCAAGCTACGACTTAAATAGATTCAGAAACATACTAGCAGCTTCTAATAAGATAGAGATACCTCGAAAGAAATTCTTACTTTTTAGAACAAACCCTAAGCGTAATAACCCAGAAGGTAACAGCCCTCTTAAGAAGGTTTACTTTGCTTGGAAGTATAGAACGCTTATTGAAGAACAAGAAGCTATCGGTATTAGTCGAGACATGGTAGGTATGCCTGTCATTAAGATACCACCAAGATATATGTCTGATGATGCAACTCCAGAAGAGAAGAGCATCTACGAGTACTACCAAAAGATTATCAGAAATATCCACAACAATGAGCAAACTGGTCTAGTCCTACCACAAGCTCACGACCCTGAATCAAGACAACCTCTGTTTGACTTTGAACTTATGGGTGTTCAGGGTGGTAAGCAATATGATACGGATAAGATAATCAAGCGTTGGGACAATAAAATACTTACACTTCTCTTTGCCGACTTCCTTAAAATGGGTCAAGATCAGGTTGGTTCTTTTGCCCTTGCTGGCGAGAAGACTAGCCTTATGTCGATGGCTGTTGAAGCAAGACTACAAGAAATCTGTAATACCTTAAACTCAGATTTGATACCACAAACATTTAAAATGAATGGTTGGTCTGACACAGACTATCCTAAGTTTAAATACGGTAATCTGAACGAAGTAGATATTGAAGAGTTCTCTAAAGCTATCCAGCGTATCTTTTCTGTTAACGCTATCGAAGCTGATAGGCCTGTTATGAATAAGATCAGAACCACAGTATTTAAGGTTGATCCTAAGCCTACAGACGCTCCTGTAAGTAAAGACGAGTTACCTAAACAAGAGTCTAGGTCAGGTGACGGTATGAGTAAGGGTTCTTCTAATGGAACTTCTGACGACCCTGCAAGTACAGACACGTCCTCAAGCAACTCGGAGAACGCATGAATAACGAAAAAGAATTTCTAGCAGGGCTTACCGCTCTTCTAGTTAAGTGTTTCGGCTCTTCTGTTGAAGGCCCTCGTCACGAAGAAACTGAAGAGCTTAAAAATGGTATCTCAGTTACTAAAGCTGTAGATGAAGAGCTAATGCAAGCAACCTTCTTAGTTCTATCACCCGAAGAGGTTGATCTTCAAGGGGATATCTACAACGAAGAAGAAGTTAGAAAAGCTTGTCATAGTTTCCAAACCCATTGTAGAAAAGCAAATCTTTTCCACGCATCCATGACAGATACAGCCAGCATTGTAGAGTCTTATATAGCGCCTGTCGAGTTTTACCTTGGCGAATCACTTATCCGTAAGGGTAGCTGGTTACAAGTGTGGCAAGTTGAAGACGCCGAACTTTGGGGTTACATCAAATCAGGCGATATTAACGGTGTTAGTATAGGCTGTCCCGCTAATTACGAGGATTTATAATGACTACAGTTGCTAAAAGACGTTTAAAGAATTTTAACTTTGAACAAGACGGAGCTCATGTAGCTCTTGTTGGTAAGCATCAAGGTGGCCCTGCGAATGGGTACACCACATTAGTTACGAAAGCAACTGAGGGTATCCCTGAGTCTTTTGTAGAGAAGGCCGATATGGTGAGAGTTACCATGTCGATACAAGATTTCTTGAGACGATTCTTTAGTTTATACTATGAAGACGCTGAGATTCTTGCCGGTATACTTGGATTTGATACTAGTGAGGACGATGATGACACCGACTCTTACCAAGACTTTATCCAAAGTAAGATTGACTCTGTTGAGATTATGAAATCATTATTTAAAGCAGAGAACATAACCAAAGCGATCTCAGAAGTGACTGAAGAACAGTTTGATATACTTCTAAAAGATCAACTTCTGGTTGAAAAAGCTATGTCCTCACAAGAGGGCGTTTCTAAACAAAACGTAGAAAAAACCACAGAGGACGTACCTAACATGTCTAAAGAAAACCTAGATGTAATTCAGAAGTCTGACCTAGAAGCTCTTATTGAAAAGGCTGTAAGCCCACTCAAAGCAGAACTTACAAAGGCCAATGAAACTATTGAAGCATTCAAAGCAAAAGAAAAAGAGCAAGTTGCTATTACACGTAAGGCCGCTCTAATTGATGCCGTTAAGGACGAAGAAAAAGCAGAAGCTCTTTTCAAATCTTTCGAAAGCCTAACGGACGAAGCATTCACATCAACTGTTTCAACTCTAAAAGCTATGACCGTTGCCGGTGATGCTGGTGAGATGTTTGCAGAAAAAGGTGTTGACACAGAAGTTGAAGAACCAGCTGCTAAGTCTAATTCTACCCGCACTCTACTTGAAAAGCAATACGCTAACAAGTAATCCTTAATTAATTGGAGAATAAATAAATGGCTCTTATCGCAACCGATACACCGCGTCTAAGTAATATGCTGAAACGCGAACTGTGGTCTGAACAAGGCTA